CCGGTGACACACCTGGCGCACCTCAACCAAGTGGAACTCAACCAACACAACCAGGTGATTCAGGTACATACGGATTTGGTAATACAGGTGCAACTGGAGGGAATCCAGCCACACCATCAGGTTCAGGTGGCGGCTCAGGTGCAGGCGGGGGTAACGGCGGTCCAGGACCAAGTAGAGCAGGCGGTATTGGTAAAGCATACAATATTTCAGGAACATCTACTTACTATGCAGGTGGTGGCGGTTCAGGCGGACAAAATGCAGTTTCAGGAAATGATGGTAGTCCGGGACCAGGCGGCCAAGGCGGCGGTGGTGATTCAGGAGCTATGGGTGAAAGCGGTAACCAAGGCGGAGCTAATACAGGTGGCGGCGGCGGAGGCTGTGGCGCTTCACAAGGTAATGTTATTTCTGGTGGTAATGGCGGTAAAGGTATCGTAATCGTATCATACTAAATATTCTTAGATAACTAAGATTGAGGTTTATATTATAAAAATGAGTGAGTTTTTTCGTAAAAAAATATGGGTATTTGATGATATTATTGATGTTAAATTACAAGATGATATTCAAAAAACCTTTCTTAGTTTAAATTTTCCTTGGTTCTTTAATCCAGATGTTTCTTATATCAAAAATGATGTACAAAAGCGACCTGGTTTTTCTCATTACTTTGTCAGTAAAAATGGTGATGATAATAGCGATTGGCACGAACCTTTAATACCTATCATAAAAAATTCTTGTAAAAAAATTGGTTATCAATATTCTAAGATACACCAAGGACGAGCCTTTTTCCAATTACCCCTAAACATTAAAGACAGACATATTGTAGATAGTCCACATTTAGATATTACTGATTTTAGACATTTGGTAATACTTTATTATGTTTTAGATAGTGACGGCGATACAGTCATTTACAAAAATAATTTTGAAGACGGTAAAAAAGTACCTCATATATCAGAACTTGTTGAAAAACAAAGAATAACTCCAAAAAAAGGCCGTGTAGTTATATTTGATGGTTATTATTGGCATACAGCGTGTCAACCAGAAAATAATTTAAGATGTATTATAAATTATAATGTGAGTTAACATGGAAACATTTATTGAAAAATATGAAATGCCTTTGAGTGTGTGTGATGAAATTATTGACTTATATCAAAAAAATGAAAGTAATGCTATAGATGGCTGTATATCTTCAACCTCTAAGGTTGACAAAGATACTAAGGTGTCAAAAGAAATAAGAATAGAAGTTGATGAACAAAAATATATACAACAATATTATACAAATTTATATGCAATGACAAAAATGTATTTGAAAAAACACATTCCAACAGATGCAGGTAAGTATGGTCCATTGAGTATATTAGAAGGCACGAACATTCAAAAATATCCAATTGGTGGTGGATTTAAAAAATTACATTCTGAGAGAATGGAATATGAAACTAGAAGTAGAGAATTAGTTTTTATGACTTATTTAACAAATACTCCTAATGCAGGAACTTATTTTCCAAAACAAAATGTAACAACTGAGTGTATTAAGGGCGATACAATAATATGGCCTGCTGGGTTTACACATATGCACAAGGGTATTATATCAGATACACATGAAAAGATGATAATTACTGGCTGGATTAACTTTAAAAAGTCTGATAAATAATTATAAGGAGAAAATTATGAAACTAATTAATAACATTAAAAAATTTATTACTGATTTATTTGTTATGGAATCAAAAGAACAAATTACAAAAGAACAAATCAAATCTTTAGAAAAGAAAACAAAAAATGAAATTGAAAAGGTTGGTAGAAAAGTCGGTGTAGAATTAGATAAAAGATTAACTAAAGCTAATATGATAAAAGAATTGAAAAAACATTCAAAATAAGGTAAAAATTATATGATGATTAATAATACATTTAATACTAACGCTATACACCAAACTTGTTCAAGTGGTTCTAAAATTATTAAACCTTTTGGTCCTCCAATTTATCAAACAGAAGTTTCACAAGACATTGTTAATTCTTTAAATGAAGAAGGTGATAAATTAAATGTTGAAAAAAATGATTTTAGAAGTCATTTAGCTGGCAATATGAAAACAGGTAATAGTTTTTTATACAATAAAGAATATGCAAAATTTATATCAAAAAAATTAACTCCTTATGTTAATGACTATTTTGATAATATAGCTGAAAGTCTTGGCCAAGATTATATTAAAAAGTTCTTAACCCCAAATGTTATTAATTCTAAAACTAGCGGATTAACATTAGAATCTCTATGGATTAATTATCAAAAAGCTGGAGATTTTAATCCAAGACACACTCACACAGGAAATATATCTTTTGTTATATTTACAAAAGTGCCTGAAAGAATATTTGATAAGTCGTATGTAACATCAAATACAAATCATCCAGGTGAAATTATATTTTCTTTTGGGGAATCTTTTCCCAATTCACTACATGGTTCAGATTTTAGAGTTAAACCTTATGAAAGATTAATGTTTATGTTCCCGTCTTATTTACAACATAGTGTTAATCCATTTTGGACAGATGATACTAGAGTTAGTGTATCTGGCAATTATGCTATGGTATGGGAGCAAGATAAATAGATGTTAGGAGTATTATATAATGTTACTTAAAAATTCTTATTATTTCTTTCAAAACGCATTGACCCCAGAAATGTGTCAAAAAATTATTGACTTTGGAGAAAATATAATCAACGAAACAAAACAAAAAGGTGGCGAGACCAATGCCACAACAATGGGGTACAATCATAAACAAGGCGATATAGATGAAAACTCTAAGCCAATGGCTGATGTTACATATGAAGAATTAAGAGATGAAAAGGGTATTGCTTCAAATGATATACAAAAAGGTACATTTATTAGAGATAGTGAAGTTGCCTGGATGAATCCTCAATGGTTATACGATTTAGTCTGGCCGTTTTTACACAAAGCAAATAAAGCATCAGGATGGCTATATGAATTTGATAGTGCCGAATCATTTCAATTTACAAAATACGGTTTAAATCAATTTTATGGTTGGCACGCTGATGGTAATAGTGACCACGAGGGTAAATATAAAAGATTTATACCTGGCGTTCATAAAAAGGACGAAAAAGGTAGATTGCCTATGGGATATTCGGAAAATCCAAATTTCGTAGGTAAAGTAAGAAAATTGTCAATGACAATCAATCTAAATAAACCAGGTGAATATGAAGGAGGAAATTTAAAATTTGACTTTGGTCCTCATGCTTCAGGAAAAAGATTCCATGAATGTACTGAAATTAGACCACAAGGTTCAATTATTATATTTCCATCATTTGTATATCATCAAGTTACACCTGTTACTAAAGGGACAAGATATTCATTAGTATTATGGGCATTAGGTAAATCATTTAAATAGTTAGGAGTTATAATGGAAAATAAAATTGCAAATTGGGACGCTTTAACTGAAGAACAGAAAAATAATGCTATGTCTTTATTAAAGGGTCAAACTGGATTAAATCCTGCTGTGGTGCATCCTGCAGCTAAATTTTTTGAAGAAAATGGTTGGGTTAAAATTGAAAAATTTTTATCAACTGAAATGGCTAATTTATTGTATCATCATGTACAATTAGAATCCACAAGATTGGCTTTCTTTGAAGAACAAGGCGTTCAATATGATGAGGATTTATGGGGCACTTTTAATGACAAACAAGCTCCTGGTGACTTTAGTAAATACGGTGAACCTATTTTTGACGCTTTGTTGAGTATATCGTTAGAAAAAATGAATGAGTTAACAGGTAAAGAATTAATTCCTACTTACACATATCATAGACTTTATACAACAGGCACAGAATTAAAAAGACATAAAGATAGACCAAGTTGTGAGATTTCTACAACACTTTGTTTAGGTTACGACAATTCAAATGTAGATGAAAAAAGATATCCAGATTGGGATTGGCCTATGTTTGTAGGACCTAAAGATGGTACAAAAGATACAGCAGGTCTTCCCATTCATATGAAACCTGGTGATATGTTAATTTATAGAGGAGACATTGTTGAACATTGGAGAGAACCTTTTATGGGATTAAATCATGCTCAACTTTTTATGCACTATAATGAAAAATCAGGCCAATATAACATTATGTTTGACGGAAGACCTTTATTAGGATTGCCTGCTTCATTTAGAGATGAAGATATTATTGATAACGCTGAAAAAAACCAGGAAACATCAATACAAGAAATTGATACTTCAGGCACAAAAAAATATGTTATTGATTAATTGATAGGAATAATTTAATGGCAGAAATTGAACAGTATTGGAAGTTTACAAAATTTGAGGAAAATCCAAAATTTCCTTTTCTGATAGTTGATAATTGGTACACACCAGAAGAAGAAAAGGCTATTTGGTCTGAATTGAATTTATATTCTCATCTAAAAGATATTGACAGGGCTGAAGATACTATTGTCGCAAGAGATAAAGAAGGTAATGCTAAAGGAAAATCTTATAGATGGTACACTTCTGAGTATCATACTGATAAACATTATACTAGATTTCCAATTGAAAATACATTATACAAAGTAAGAAGTGATGAATTTAAAAATGAATTAAACTTTTGTGACCCTTATTTTAGAAGTTTTGGGAGTTCTAATAGAAACTCTAATATGGTTTCTTATTATGAAGAAGAAGACTATTATGATGACCATTATGATACATTTCAATGGACACAATTAGTATGGTTTTATAAAACCCCAAAAATGTTTACAGGTGGCGATTTTGTATTTAAAGAACCAAATGTGACTGTTAATTGTAAACATAATAGAGCTATATTTTTTCCTTGCCCATATTTACACTCCGTAACGCCTATAAAAATGAAACAAAAAATGCCTTTTGGACATGGCAGATGGACAATAACACATTTCTATTATTCTATTCCTGATGGTAAATAAAAATGAATAGAGAATTTAAAGTATATAATTTATTTCCTACTCCAGTATTTCAAAATTTTATAGATTTAAAAAAATACAATTTAGAAGAATTGTACCATACTGATTATGAATTAATGGAATCTGAAAATGGTAAAATCACAAAAGACAAATACATTTTAGATAACGAACAATTTAAAGAGCTGAAAAAAGAAATTATGTATAATTTAGAATTATACACTAAAAACTTTTTAAAAGTGGATGATACTCATTTAGAATGGTACTTACAAAATAGTTGGGTAAATAAACACGAAAAGGGTGATTGGGGTCAAAGTCACTTTCACTCAAATAGTTTAATAAGTGGTGTATTATATTTACGAACAAATGAAAAATCTGGTAATATAATTTTTGAGTCTCCAACAAATCATAGTCCTATTTTCCCATTATCTTGTAATTTACCTTTTTCTGAATTGACTATAGATAATTGTAATTTGTACGCTTTAGAACCAAAAAATGGTATGATAATTTTATTTCCTTCTTCTTTATTGCATGGTATAAAAGCCAACATATCGGATATGGATAGATACTCTATGGCATTTAACTTTCATATTGAGGGAGAGTTATTATCAAAAAAATCTCAAATAGACTATTTAAAAATAAGGAGATAGTATGGAAAAAGAAACTAAAAATGAAGTGAATTTAAATAATTTAAAACCTCTAAAGGTTACAAAATCAAAAGGTATATTTAAAACATTTACAAATGGGTCAATATTAGAAAACAGTAGCGTACAACCTTACCTAGGCAAACCTTTATCAATAAATATTAATGAAGTTTTATCTACTTATCCTAGTGAAGACAATATTGGTACCCAAATACACAGTTATAGAGGAGCCACTTGGCGGGTCTTAGAAGAACACGATATTGTTGTCAAAAGACTGAATGAAAACGGATAAATAGTTTAACAGGAGAAATTATGAGTGAACAACCAAAGAATGTTATAACAATTGATGGAAAAGATTATGATTTAGATGTTCTTCCTTTAGCCCTTAGAAATACTATTGCGGCCAGACAAGAATTACAAACATCTAAAGTGCGACATGAAATTGAATTGGAAAAGATTGATGTACTAACAAATTACTACAACGAAAAAATTGCAGAAGGTATAAAACAATTCAATGGCAGCAGTAGCAAATCTTAGAATAGACCAAGGGGCAACATTTACCTCAGATGTAACTGTTACAAATTCAGACGGTGATGCCGTTGATTTAGACGGTTACACAGCAACGGCCAAAATGGCTGATGCTTATGGGTCATCTTCAAATACAACGATTACCACAACGATTGCTAGTGACACTACAACAGGTGTCATTTCTTTATCTTTAACAGATAGTCAAACCGCAGCTTTAGACGCACCAGCACGATATGTTTATGATGTTTATATCACAAAGACTGCCGATAGCACAGTTACTAGAGTAATTGAAGGTATTATTACTGTAAATCCAAAAGTTTAGTCTTTCTTCAATACATTTTCATTATAAATATTACAAAAGAGAGAGGACCATAAATGGTTAAAGCAGTTATTAATCAAACTGGTGGAGTTAGAGCAAACATTAACTCCTC